ACGTAGCGCTCGAGCGACGGGTCGACCTTGATCGAGAAGTCAGCCATCAGTCGCTCGTCAGCCAGAAGTCGCGCCCGCGCTTCGTGGTCTTTTGCTTGTCTACGTTGTGCCGAATCCGCCAGTCGGCCATCAGCACGCAGCGCTCGCTGTGCTCGAGCTCATAGAACCAGCGCGGCGGCTGGGCATACTCGCGGCAGATGGCCAGCACGATGCGATCGAGGGCGCCGCCGCGCCTCAGCCATTTCCCGCCTCGACCACCTCGTTCTCGCTGAGCAGCCCCTGGCTCATCGCGTGGAAGGCCAGCGAGCCGACGCTCGCGATCTGGTCGAGCGGCACCTCGCGCTCGAGCAGCTCGTCGAGCACGGCGCCGGCCCAGCGCCCGACGTTCCACTGATGCCGCTCGAGGGTCGCCTGCGGCTTCCCAGGACCGCGCCAGCAGGCCGCCAGGGCAGCCGCTGAGGCTCGGAGGCTGGAATGCGCGCCCAGGCTGAAAATCTCCCATCTGACGGCCATGCTGGAGGGTGGTTGAAGGGTGATCGAATGCTCGCCGATCGTGTGATGGTTCATGGTGCTCTCCTGGGGTGTCGCTACCTGATCAGGTCATGACCGGATCAGAGTAGCTGGTGAAACTCAGACTGATGCTGTTGGGCTCGCCCTCCGACACGTCTGCCGTAGTCACGCAATCGTCCAAAACGATGGTGTGATCGGCACTATCACCGAGCGAACTGCCAGCGATCGTGAGGGTAATTTTGATGGCGTAGACGTCGCCGCTGCTCAGGGTGCTCTCGTTCGCGCTGTAGGCGTTCGACTTGCGAACGAAGTCGAGCAGGTTGCCGGCGCTGCTGTCGCTGACGTCGGCGAGCATGGCCGAAAAGCTGCCGGTCACGAAGGTCTTTTCGCCCAGGCGCAGGCTGTGCAGCGTGCCTCGGCTCTGGTAGACGTTGACCGCCTTCTGGCTCTCCTGCACGCCGCTGATCGAGAAGTCGCCCTGGCTAAAGGGCACGGTCAGGGTGACGGGCGTACCAGTGCCGTCGGCGAGCTCGATCGTGCCGTCGGTGAAGTGCTTGATAACGGTGCTGACAGCCATTTAGAGGCCTCCTAATCAGGCGAGGGCGAGACGATGAATCGCCCTGAAAGTCAAGGTAGAGAAACAGAACTCGGACTCGTTCGACAGCTGGCGGCGGCTGCCCTCGAAGAGGATGTGCAGGTCGGTGCGGCTGACGCCCTCGACGACGGTGATCGCCGTCGCCTCGAGGTCGAGCAGGCGGTCGAGGTCGCCCTGCTGGCCGTCGGCTCGGTAGCGCCCAGCGACGCGCACCTCGACGGTCGTGTTCGCCATCAAGCCCTCTGCCGTTTTCTGGCGCTGGATCGCTCCGGTATTCAGCACCGTCGCCGGCACGTCGACCGAGTACGTGCCGTGCATGACGGTGCCAGGGTCGGCGCCGAAGATGTAGCCGCTGAACCTCGACCGGCGGAACCCGGCGGTCGTGTTCATCGCCGCGTCAATGCGCTGGCGCACCTGTTTCGGCGTCAATACCGCCATGAGCTCCGACCCCTGCCGCCGAGGTAGATCGTCGGCTCGCTGGCGGTGCGATGGTACGGGTCATCAGCAGAGCCGCTGTTGTTCGTGTCCATGAGCGCGGCGATCGTCTTGAACGCTTCCTTGTACATGTTGCGGTAGGCCTCGGCGCGCTCAATGTAGGCCGGGTTCAAGCGCGTCGAGAGATCCTCGAAGATCAGCGCGAGCGTGCCGTAGAGGTGAGCATTCCGCAGGCTATACGGGCTCATCACCTGGCTCGGGCGCATGTTGTTGTTCAGCAGCGCGAGGATCAGCTGACACCAGGCTTCGTCCAGGTAGCTCTGGAAGTTGGTCCTCGAGGTGATCGCCTGGTCGCCGCTCGGGTCGAGCGAGCTGACGACGCGGAAGAGGTCGCCATCTTCAATGACCGGCGACAGCTTGCAACGGACCAGCGCCGCGTCGTTCCGATAGGTGTGAACCTGGCCGGAGACGGTCGCGGTCCACTCGATGCGCCAGCCGAGCGCGAAGGCCTCGTTCGCCGTCGTGGCGGCGCTGATCGTATAGGTCGCATAGCTGTCGGCGATGGTCGCCGCCTGGGCGTCGACGATCGCCTTTCGGTTCGGATCAAACACCGAGACGGTGACCGCAGACGGCGCAACCAATGCGCCATCGCGGTAGAGCCGCAGCTCGATCGTCTGCTCGACGTTCCTCTCGAGGAACTCGGGCAGCGGCAGCCGTCCGGTGATGTATTGATCCTGCACCTGCTACGCGCCAGCGATCGGCAGCGAGTAGTAGAGCACGCTGATTCGGCAGACACCCGCATCGAGGGCGGTCGCCGAGCCGCTGCCCAGGTTCGCGTCGCCCGTGAAGGTGGCGATCACGTCGCCCGCCGCCGAGAACACCCGCTTCGTGCTGGTCGCCGGCACGTCGCTGGCGCGGCTGCCAGCGGTCGCGGTGCCGGTGAACACGTTGACGTTGTTCGTGAACGCACCCGTCGAGCCGCTGACGCCGACCTTGACGGTGACGCTGGTGATGCCGGCCTCGGTGTCGTCGAACGGAACCACGGTGTCGACGAAGCAATCCTGCACGATGCTGCCAGCGGGCAGGGCGAACAGGGTCTGCGTCGAGGTGGTCGCCGCTTCGACAAGCGCGGTGTAGCTGACGACGGCATCCTGCCGCAGCAGGTTGGATCCAACGGCGGATTTAGCCATTCTTGTTCTCCTTCGCCGTCTGGCGGCGGTCGATGTACAGGGCAGCGTCTCGAGCCTTCTGCCGTGCCTGCTCAGGGCTCATGCCCTCGCGGCGCAGGCGGCCCTCGAATCGTTCCATCTTGCGCCGGATCTCCTGCCGCTCGCCGTCGCTCATGTCGAGCTCCTGCGTCGAGAGGTGGCCGGCTTCAGCGCAGCGGCGGCGGCCTTCTCGAAGGCAGCGATCTGCTCGTCGATGGCCTTCAGCGCGCTCGCCGCGTACGGGTTGACATCAGCACGCCCAGCGAACCGGTCGCGCTGCTTCTGCAGCTTCTCGCGCATCGTCTGCACGCCAGCTGCGTCGATGGCAGGCAGCAGGCCGCGCTCGACGAGGGAGTAACGCCAGGCCGCATAGCCCTTGGCGTCGATCTGGCGCGTCCAGCGCCCGTGCGATCCGACGTAGCTGACCCAGGCATGCTCATGGTGCGTGCCTCGGTCACCCGGCCAGGCGCGGACGTAGCCGGGCCCCTGGTCAGGGGTGTCGTCGGGCGTCGCCGACGTGGCCGGCACGATGACCCAGCCTTTCTGCTGCTGACGGCTCAGCGCATACAGGGCGTCGCCATTCTTCTTGACGTTGTTGACGCCCGGTTGATGCGGGAACTCGCTGAGCAACGGCACGAACTTGCCGTCGACAAGCTCCCATCCTCGATTGGGATGCCAGGCCAGCGTGAACATCGGGCGGGTAATGCCATCGACCTTGACGCGCTGCGTCGGGCCGCCGCTGTTCTGCTGAACGGGGATCGTCGGTCTGAGGGTGACAGCCATTGTGCTCTCCTTGGGTTGAGGTGAGAGAGCAGGCCGAAGGCCGGAGAGCACCGAAACCGACGGCCCACCCTCTCGAAGTGGGAAGGACTTAGGCGTCCGTCTCGATGAGGACGCCCATCGAATCCTGAAGCTCAGCAACGCCGAAGTAGGCGTTTCCGATCAGGGTCGTGGTATCGCCGTTCGCGCGGTCGATGTCGATGACGACCGGGCCGTTCGCCTGCACCTGGCTGCCGAGCATCGGGTTCGCAGCCATGCGTCCCTCGGCGTATCCGATAGCGCCTCTGCAGAAGAGGGCACCCTGCTTTCCGGTTGATTCCGCGACCTTGGAGCTCTTGTAGATGTCGACGCCAGCGAAAGATCCAGCGAACCCTTGGCCCTTCGCCTCGAGCATGTCCTGGGTAGCCGGCATGTACTGGAACGCGCCGCCCTCCTGACGGATGCTCGACTGCAGATCGGACACCTGCACGGGGTGCAGGACGGCGACCGGGCGGGTGTTCACGTTGCTCTGCTCGAGCTGGAAGATCGCCGCCATGAAGTCGTCAACGCTCAGGTCGACGGTCGCGGTGCCGACGCTGTTCGAGAAGCTGCCGAAGAGGGCGCAGATCTGCGAGGTGACGGTCATCTCGAAGGCGCCAACAAAGTCGTTCGCCAGGATCTCAAGGCTGGGGCCGCCGCCGCTGTTGGTCATCTGCGCGAGGTCGGTCAGGCCGCGCTGCAAAGCGTAGCGGGCGACGGTGATTTCGGGCGCCAGGTAGGTGAGGGCGGTCGCCGAGCCCGGCGCGTTGCCCTCGGAGGTGCTGGCCATCAGGTCATAGCCGTCGACGCCCAGCAGAGGCACGCGGATCGTCTCCGAGCCGCTGCCAGCGATGTCGCCGTAGTTAACGATCGCTTCGTGGTTGCGCAGGCTGGCGCGGTCAGCAAGCAGCAGGCTGATCTCGTTATGCAAGATCGCACTGAGACGCAGGTTTCCGTCCATCGAGGACGCGGAATAGGGGGACGAGATAGTCGCCATGAAACAGTCTCCAAGTAGAAAGAGGGGTTCGCCTTCGATGCTTCCAGCCTATTTAGCGCGTATATCGGCGCGACCCGAGCGGCTGTTGGCGTTGATGACGTCTAGGTACTTAGAGCCTATTTAGCGCGTATATCGGCGCGACCCGAGCGGCTCTTTTGCATGAGCCTACTCAGGCAGCGGCAACTCGTCAACCCTTGTTCAGGGTTCGCATGATCGCCTCGCGGTGCTGGCGCCATTGGTCGAGGTCCATCGCGCCGGCGTTGAGCACGTTGTTCGCTTCCGGCGGCCTGACCGCGCCCGCGTTGCTGTTCGGCAGGGCAGGCTGCGGCGCGCGCAGGTGAGGACGCAGGGCAATCGGCGCCGCGTCGGGATCGTTTCGCCAGGCGGCGACGGCCTCGCCGAAGGCTGGACGTCCCTCGGCGGGCAGACGCTCGTAGGACCAGCGCACCAGGTCGCGGAGCTCGGCGTCGCCGATGCCGTTCGCGGCGAGCACCTCGATGGTCTGCCGCTCGTTCTTCTCGGCGGCGAGCTGCTCGCTGAGTTGCTCGACATGACTGAGCACAGGCACGACCTGCTCGAGCTGTTGACGCAGGTCGGCGATCTGCTGCTCGGCAGCGTAGCGCTGAGCGATCAGCTGGTCGTAGCTGTTCGGATCCTTCAGCATGCCGCGCAGCTTCTGTACCTCGGCCTCGGCTTCTCGGCGGGCGTGGCTGACTGCCTGGAATCGGTCGTAGGGCACAAGCTCTCCAGGCTCGAGGCCTTCGTCGATGGTGGTCGTCTCGTCGCTCATCATGCTCTCCTTCTCAATAGGCCGGCAGGGCTGCGGCGGTTCGCTGGACCCAGCGCTTGACCGCAGCACCGCCGCGTCGATGGTGTTCGGTTTCGGGCCGCTTCTTGAACCAGGCCGCCAGCGTTCGGATCCTCGAGCGGCTGATCTCGTCGCCGAGGGCTTCGCGCAGCGAGGGCGGCACGGTCACCCGTCGCCCGCCTTCCTTGCGCTCGATGGCAGCGCCCTGGCGTTCGGCCTTCTCGCGCGCTGACCGCTTCGACGAGGGCGACCCTCGCAGGTAGTAATAGCGCTTCCCGGTCGTGCCCCAGCGGTAGAAGGGGCCGGTCGCGTCGAGGCCTGGGCGCACAGGCATCAATACCCGCCGCTCTCGGCGACGTCCTCGGCGAGTTCCTGGTTCAGCAGGCGCAGCCCGTGATCGAGGCTCTCGCTCAGCAGGCGCAGGCGAGCGGCGTGCTGCTGGTCGATCTGGTCGACCAGATCGTTGATCTCTTCGCGAGCAGCGCGGATCTCGTCGACCGCATCGGCACGGCCCTCGATGCCGTCGAGGGCTCGAGCAGCCTGCGTGCGGCTGATGCCAGGGTTGAGCCTCGCATAGGCACCGACGCGGCTGATCATGCCGCGCTCGAGCAGCTCGAACACGTCCTCTCGGCGGGCCTTGATCTCGTCAGGGCTCAGCGGCACCTGACCGTAGACGACGCGGTAACCGCTCTCGGGCAGGTCGAGGCCCATCGAGCGATTCAGCAGCGCTGCCGTTTTGCCGATGAGTTCCTCGTCGGCGACGCGGAAGGCGTTTCGATACGCGCGCTGGGCTGCTCGCTTGCCCTCGTTCGTCAAGCTGATCGCGACACCAGAGCGCGCGGTGCCGCCGAGCCGCTGGATATCCGAAGCCGGCACGCCAGCCTCCTGCGCGAGGCGGGCGACGATGTTAGAGAGCGTTTCCTCGAGGGTGGCGACGTCGCCGCCTGGATCCCACTGACCGACCATCGGCTGACCGGCATCCTCGAGGTCGCGCGCCTGGCGCAAGACGAGCAGGGTCGCCGGGTCGGTGACGATCTCTCGGCGTACCTGGCCAGGCTGACCGGTGACGTCCATGCTCGCCGGCTCGAGGTTCGCGACCCAGCGCTGTGGCCAGGAGGCCTGACGGTAGGTGTGCATCAGCATCTGATGCAGCACCGCCGCGTCGAGAGAGCCCTCGGCGAGCTCGCTCAGCCTGTACGGATCGAACATGCGATCGCCGACGCGCTCGGCGTGATAGAGCACGTAGGGCAAGAACGGCGTGCCGTCGGCATACCGGTACGGGTAGGCATCGCCCTCAAAGGCGCTGCCCAGGTAGTGCTCGGTCAGATCCTCGCCGAGGTCGCTGCCCTCGGCACGATGGATCCGGTAGTAGGGTTCGCCAACGATCGAGAGGCACTCGACCGTCCAGATCTCGTCGCCCGTTTCCGGGTCGACGCGCAGACGATACTCTCGGATGATGGCAGGCTTCGAGGGCTCAGCCGGCAGGGCCTGCGCGAGAACCAGGTCCACATAGACGGGCCGGAAGTTGAGGACGGGCGCGACGTCGACGCGAACGAAGCATTCGCGCTGACCGAGCACGTACTGCATGACGCGCGACATCATCGCCCAGAGGCCGCGCTCTTCGACGATGACCGCGACCGCCGCCTCGGCGACGTCATCGTGGAGCACCTCGGGCGGGTGCGCGTACAGCACCGACAGCTCGCGGATAATCGAGGCGAACGGGTTCAGCGCCAGCGAGATCGGGCCCCGGGCCGACGTCCTGACCGAGCCCAACTGATTCGACAGGCGCAGCCGCAGATCTTCGCGCCAGGTGCCATCCAGCTGCCGGCGGCGTCGAGC